ATGGGCTGCTCGCGCGAAGCAAGAGGACAAGCGCTCATCGACGAGATCCCAGGGCCTCGTTCGGGCCGGCATGCGGGACGCAAGGTGACGGCGGCCGGCGCGTCGTCCGTCCACATCAACCGCAAGTCCTTCACTGGCGCCGAGCAGATCACCGTATCGCCGGTCGAAGGCGGCTGGGCGGTGGCGATCCAGAGCATCGAGCCCCTGCTGTTCAAGAGCGGCGCCCAGGCGGAAGCCTGCGCGCGGCGGCTCTGCGAATCCCTCGCCTTGATCGGGCGGCCGAGGCGCCTGCGCATCGTCCTGCCGGACGGCCATGTCGCGGGCACCTTCATCTGCGAGGCCGAGCGGTCGATCGCCAGGTGGCGAAGGATCGACTGAGGCGCGTCCGCGGCGCCTGGTGACCAGGGAATCGAATTTGAGCTCACCCCCCTCTCCCTTCAGGGGGAGGGGTTGGGGGAGGGGGTCTGCGCGGCGTCGGAGCCATGACCCTTTCAACCCGGCGCGGGCTTCGGCGTTTTCGAAGTGGAGATTGCGGCTCGGACCCCCTCCCCCGACCCATCCCCCTGAAGGGAGAGGGGGCGCTCAGCATCATCCGGCGATAGCGGAAGCCATTTTGTTCTTGCTTTGTTCCATCGCTCGTGCTAGGTTTCGATAGTCGCCAATAGAGCGCCTGGCGCGGGGCTCCCGCGTTGGACTCAGCTCCACGTCGCCGCGCTGCCGGTGACGATCCTGGCGGCGACGTTCCAGGCTGCGACGCCCGTGCCGGACGCCGCGCGGGTCCATCTGCATCACGGAGATCCAATGTCACGCATCGTTCCCGGCGCCGCGCCCGCGGCGGTGGACGCCGCCGACGGCGTCGTGCTGGTCGACCCCAGGACCGGACGCACCATGTGGCCTTACGCCTCCCCCGACGGTCGATCCGTGAACGTGACCTCGACCATGGGGGTGCTGTTCTCCGACGACTTCGGCGGCGCGGCGCTCGATACGTCGCGCTGGACGGTCATCGACGGCGGCCAGGGCGCGGTGATCCTTGCCAGCGGCGCCCAGCAGGGCGCCATCGGGACCGGAACGGGCATGATCGCGTCCGGCGGCTCCGTCGCCGTGGCCAACTCCAAGCTCACCGTCACGACGGTGGCGACGAGCGGCGCGGAGGTGTGGATCATGTCCAACCAGGTCTTCGCGGGCTCGGAGGACCTCTTGTTCATCGCCTCGCGCACCAGCCCCAACGCCAACGGCAGCTGCTTCATCGGCCTCGTGGAGGTGGACGGCTCGGGCGCTGCGCTGTTGAACGGGAACCTCGCGGGCGACTTCGCCAACCGGGGCGGCGTCGAGCTCGGCAAGACCAGCGGCGCCAGCGCCGTCTACAACGTCGAAGCCGTCGCCGACAGCTCCTCGACCGTCGCCTCCAGCTCGAGCGCCTCGGCGGGAGCCGCGGTGCAGACCCTGAACAGCCTCACCGAGTTCTTCGTCGAGTTCGAGGCCGTCGACATCATCGCGTCCACCGCCATCCCCGATGCGATCGGCGGCCGAAACCAGTCGCCGGCGCGCGTCTCCAGCCAGTGCCCCAACGACGGCAAGCAATACCGGCTCCTGATCCGCGTGAAGAACACCGGCGCGGCGGCGGCCACGACCTACGTCTTCTCGAGGGTCCTGATGAAGGACGGCCAGGAATTCCGCACGGAGGTCTCCTCCGGCCGCGGCGACCAGGTCGCACAGAAGGCGGTCGCCGTGAACAAGGTGCAGGGCGGCCAGAGCTACAGCGCCTTCCACCTGGATAGCGCCGCGACCACGAACGGGACCCTCGTCAAGTCAACGCCCGCGACGATCGTGGGCGGGGTGGTCAGCAACGGATCGGCGGCCGCCAAGCATCTGAAACTGTACGACAAGTCGACCGCGCCGACGGTCGGGACGGACGCGCCCTTCGCGGTGATCACCGTGCCCGCCGGCGACAGCCGCTCGATCCTCGACGCCCTGGCCGGAAGCGCCGGCTACAAGACAACCAACGGGCTGGGGATCGGGATCACCGGCGCGCTCGCCGACAGCGACACGACCGCCGTCGCCGTCCACGACGTGAACCTGAACCTTTTCTACCTCTAGCCCCCCCGTTCAACTCCCGAGCATCCCGACGAAAGTCGGGATCCAGATCCAATCCGCTCGAGGCTGATTGGATCAACCCCGAATCTCTGGAGCCCACCTCTGAGGTCTTCCATCTGGATCCCGACTTTCGTCGGGATGCTCGGAGGTTTGGGGAGAACCGCGCTCCCGTCTCCATTCAGAAAGGACATCCATGAGCGAGCCTGCGACCAACCCGCAGGGCGAGGCCGGCATGCCCGGCGCGCCCGAGGGAGTCGCTGACGACGACTCCCAGGTCAGCGATCTCGAACTTGCCTCCCACGAGCCGCACGGCGACGACCCACCAGACGAAGACAATCCGGCCGCGGAGCACGACGGCGAGGAAATCGAGCACGAGGGGCGCAAGTACCGCGTGCCTAAGACCCTGAAGTACGCGTTCCTCAGGCAGGCGGACTACACCCGAAAGACCCAGGAGCTCGCCCTGCAACGGCGCGCCTTCGAACAGGAGGCGGCGCAGTCGCGGGCGGCCGACGCGGCGGAGCTGCAGGACTATGCGCGACTGACGGCGATCAGCGACCAGATCGCGGCCTACGACCAGATCGACTGGCGCACGCTGGAGGCGCAGGACCCGCTGCAGGCCCAGAGCCTGTGGCGCGAGCGCACCCAGCTGATCGAGGCCCGGGCCGGCCTCGCCGATCACGTCGACCACAGACGGCAGGTCCAGGCTTTCGAGGCGCAGCGCGATGCCGCCAAGCGCCTCGAAGACGGCCATCGGGAACTGTCGCGCGACATCCAGGGCTGGTCGCCCGATCTCGCGAGCAAGCTCAGCGACTTCGGCCAGAAGGAGTTCGGGTTCTCGGCCGACGAGATCGGCGGCGTGCTCGACCCCCGCATGGTCAAGGTGCTGCACCTCGCCTACCTCGGGCGCCAGTCCCAGAAGGCCCAGGCCGCGGCCCGCAAGGCCGAAGCCTCCCAATCCGCCCAACCGATCCGCCAGGTGGGATCGCAGGCGAGCGCCCGGCGGCCGTCGACGACGGAGCCGGCAAGCGATCGTCTGTCCACAGACGACTGGTTCCGGGCCGAGCAGGAGCGGCTGCGCAGGCGAAGCGGCAAATAGAGGTTCGCAAGGGTCGAAGACCCTAACCGGCTAACCCGGCGCGACCCCTCACCCGGCGGGCATCCGCCCGCCACCCTCTCCCGCAAGGGGAGAGGGATTCCGTTTTCCCGAAAGGACATCCCCGGTGGCCAACACCCTTCTCACGCCCACGCAGGTGACGCGCAAGGCGCTGTTCATCCTGCACCAGAAGCTCAACTTCGTGGGCTCGATCTATCGCGACTACGACAGCCAGTTCGCCAAGGACGGCGCCAAGATCGGCTCCAACCTGAACATACGGCTGCCCAATCAGTACACGGTGCGTACCGGCTCGACCCTGTCGGCCCAGGACACCACCGAGACCAGCGTCCAGCTGCAGATCACGACGCAGAAGGGCGTGGACGTGAACTTCACCTCCTCGGACCTGACCTTGTCGCTGGACGATTTCTCCGAGCGGATCCTGGAGCCCGCCATGGCGGTGCTGGCCGCCAATATCGAGGCCGACGCGATGTCAATGGCCAGCGACGTCTACAACCAGGTGACCAACACCGGCTCGGCCATCACCTTCAACAAGGTGCTGAACGGACGGAAGATGCTGGTCGACAACCTGGCGCCGCCCTCGAACCGGTCCTGCAGCCTGAACACCCAGGACAACGTCGACCTTGTCGATTCCCTGAAGGGCCTGTTCCAGGACGGCCCGAGCCTCTCCAAGCAGTACCGCGAAGGCTACATGGGCCACACCGCGGGCTTCGACTTCCTGGAGAACACGCTCTGGCCCTCGCATACGGTCGGGACCAAGGCGGGCACGCCGGTGGTGAACGGCGCTGGCCAGAGCGGGGCCTCGCTCGTGACCAACGGCTGGTCGAACTCCTCGGCGATCCTGACCAAGGGTGACATCTTCACCGTCGCCGGCGTCTTCCGGGTGCATCCGGAGAGCAAGGTCGCAACGGGCCAGCTGCAGCAGTTCGTGGTCACCTCCGCCGTCTCATCCGACGGCTCGGGCAATGCGACGATCCAGATCAGCCCTTCGATCGTGACGAGCGGCGCGGCGCAGAACGTGTCGGGGTCCCCGGCCGCCGGCGCCGCCGTCACCGTGGCCGGAAGTTCGGGCGCGGCGCACGGGATCTCGCTGGCCTATCACGAGCAGGCGTTCGTGTTCGCCACGGCCGACCTTGTCATGCCCAAGGGCGTCGATTTCGCGGCGCGCGAGGTGCAGGACGGGGTCTCGATGAGGATCGTGCGGGCCTACGACATCAACTCGGACAAGTTCCCGACGCGGATCGACGTCCTCTACGGCTACAAGACCGTGCGGCCCCAGCTCGCCGCACGCCTGGCCAACAACTGACGCGCCTACTGGGGCGGAGGCCTGCGTCTCCGCCCCGCCTCACTTCCGGAGACATCCCATGACGAAGGTGTACCGCTACCACGCGGAGCATGGCGCGCGCCTGTTCGACGAGGACGAGGAGGCGCCGGTCGGCTGGTTCGAGCTGCCGAGCCAGGCCGGACTGGTCAACGTCGGCCAGGACGAGCCGAAGTTCGTGCGGGTCGACCCCGCAAAGCCCAGGCGCGCGGGCGCATGAGCCTTCAATCCTATGCGGACCTCAAGGCGGCGATCGGGACCTGGAACGTCAACCGCACCGATCTTCCGGTCACGGACCTGATCGCGCTCGCCGAGGCGCGGCTGAACCGGGATCTGCGCCTGAGAGTGATGGAGACGGACAATCCCCTGACCGCGGCGATCGGGCTGCGGACCATCCCCCTGCCCGCGGGGTTCCTAGAGCCGCTCGCCCTGTTCCTTGAGCGGACGTCCGGACGCGAGGAGCTGGCGTTCGTCCCCGACCGGATGGACACCAGCACCTCGCCCGGCCAGCCCTGGTTCTGGAGCATCGACGGATCCAACATCGTGTTCGAGCGCCCGGCGGACCAGACCTACGCCTTCACGCTCAAGATGCTGACCGCCTTCGCCCTGTCGGACGCGGCGCCCGTCAACTGGCTGCTGGCCAACCATCCGGACCTCTACCTTGCGGCCGGCAACGCCGAGGCGGCGCTGTGGCTCGTGGACGAGGACCAGTTCGGCCGCTGGAGCGGCCGCTACGGCGAGATCCTGGCCTCGGTGAACGCGCACGAGGCGCGAAGCCGCGCGCCTGTCGCGCTGCGCGCCGACCCCGCCCTGCAGAGCCCGGCGCTGCGCCAGGGCGTCTTCGACATCACAAGGGGAAGCTGACCATGAGGCTCGATCCCGTGCTGCGTCCGCTCGCCGGGCTGGCGCTCTGCGTCCTGACGGCCGGCGCCGCGTTCGCCAACGCCACCACGCCCAACCTCGGGCTGAACAAGCCGACGGTCGGCGCCGATTCCGACGCCTGGGGCGGCTATCTGAACGCCAACGCCGATCTTCTGGACGCCGAGCTGAACCGCGCCGCGCCAGGCGATGCGGCCTACGCGATGACGCCGGCGAACCGCTATGTGGCGCTGACGACCACCCTGACCGCACCCAGGATCTGGACCCTGCCCGCCGCCGGCGCGATGAAGACCGGCCAGGCCATCGTCGTCATGGACGAGGCCGGCGGCGTCACCTCGACCAACACCCTCACGATCGCCCGCGCGGGATCCGACACCATCGACGGCGCGGCGAGCTATGTGCTGACGACGACGTCCGGCGTGGCGGTGTTCAGATCAGACGGCGTATCGAAGTGGACGGTCGGCTTCTCCCCCAAGACCGTCTCCGGCGCCTGGACCCCGACGGTAGCGTTCGCAACGCCGGGGACTTCATCGTTCAGTTATACGACGCAGTTTGGGCGATTCATTTGTATTGGGGATACTGTATCGATTGAATTCTCAATTGTGTTCACGCCGACTATCGGCAGTGCATCCGGGATATTCATGATCACTGGACTGCCATACTTGGCTTCCAGCCAAGCAGGGGGCGGCGTCATAACTGCACTAAGCTCAAGCACGTGGACTTGGGGGTCCGGTTCGCCAGGACTTGGACTGGCCTCAGCGACTCAGATTCGGGTAACGCTGCTGAGCTCAAGCGCAGGGCTCTCAACCTTCACAACCTCCAATCTTACAGGTGGCGCTCAGCATACGATATGGGGCGCAATGAGTTACAAGACAACCGTCTGTTAGTTTCGGCAGGTCCGTCAAGCGCGTAGTCTTGAAGCTAGCCAGAGGATGTTAGACTTAGATGCACATTGGATCTGGACCTGAATTGTCAAGTCCAGGCTCTCGCGAATCGTGCGTCATCAATCAGGCGAGATACCTATATGATGGCGAGAGTTTCTCGAGATCGAAGCTATCAATTCTATGAATCCTCAGCCCTCGGATCATTGCAAATTCCTTTTCCGCCCCGCTTCTGTCTTCAACCGAGAGTTCGACCTCAGTTGTGGAATCCACTTGAAAGGGGGACTCTGCGCAGACCGCTCGCAACTGGTGCGCACGGCCTCCGTACCTGCATGCCGTCACAGCGCCAACTTTGACGTTTAGCGCCAACGCCGTCTTGTTCTGGTCGTCGGTGAAATCAAAGTGCGCCATGTACCGACCCGGATTGAGCTCACTGATGCCGAAGCATCTGCTTCTTCTTCCGAAGGAGCGGACCATCTGCGCCGGTCCGAACGATACTACTAAGCTTGTTTCGAGTGGACGGTGGAAGGGCGTATCCCCGATCCTGCTCTCATGTACGAACAGCAAATTCCGTAACGTGTGTTCAGGGGGATAGTCACTCTTGGTACGAATCCGCTGGTAGGTATTCAAATCCAATGCGGTGTACCCCTGGCCGGAAAGTAGGTTTAGGCAGCGGTCGTCCCTGCAATTCTGTTCCAGAATCATTGTTGGCCTGTGCTCCTCAAGGAGCCGGCGCGCACCCAGAAGCATCTCGTACTCGGCACCTTCGATGTCTGATTTCAACACATCAGGAACGAAGCCTGTTGCGGACACAAAATCATCAAGCGCGAGTGTCTCGACCAATGTGGATCCAACGGACCTAGACGCGGCTCGAGGAAGGATTGTGTCGTTTAACTCTCCCATATCGTAGATGGGAATCCACTCGCCACTGTTACGATATACTGCCTTCCGAAATAGCTGCGTGTTTCCACACCCGTTCTGGCTCAGGTTCCGCTGACAGAATCCCACGATGCGGGGGCTGGCCTCAAACGCGCACACCATGCCCTTGGGCCCGACCAAACGGGACAAGAGCATGGAGATCACGCCGACGTTTGCCCCCAGGTCAAACGCCACCTGCCCGGGACGGCAGAGGTCTCGGAGTGCTAAGCAAACCGCGGGCTCATAAGCAGTAGGAACATACCAAGAGTATTCGACCGGTCGGTCGATTACGGTGGCCACTTGGCTCGCGCCGTCTTGCGGATCATTCATGATTACGAGAACGGCAACGGCTTCCGAGCGTCGATCCAAAACACGATATCGCTTCGGACATCCTGGCTCATGCCAGTTACCTGGACGCCGAGCTCCGACAGGATGGCGATCACCGTGTTCAAGCCCAGCGGCACGCCGTTCCAATGGCTGTGAGTGATCGTCTTCACGTTTGCATGCGGCGACTGCGGCAGATCCGCCGACGCGGGGTCGGGCCGCGAAACGATGACGGTGTCCGTCTCGCCATTGAACACGCCAAGGGGCGCGGACGGCGATGTGTCCCACACTGGTCGATCTGGCGTGTGGATCGAGAAGCGGATGCGTCCGCCCGGTTTGCAGATGCGGCAGATCTCCGAAAGGGCGATGCGGACTCTGCTCAACGTGCTGATGTGCTGGATCACCGCATAGGAGAACACGACGTCCGCTGAATTGGACTCGACGCCGCAGAAGCCCTTGGCGTTCAGGGTGTAGACCAGCTTCACCTCGGGGACGAGCCGGCGGCTGAGTGCGACCATGGTCGGGGAAATGTCGACGCCGGCGCACGCAAATCCGTCGGCCTTTATGGCCCGGAGAATTCGTCCCATACCCGAGCCATACTCGACGATGAGCGACTTTTGCCTCGAAAGTCCGAGCCTCTCCAGCAAAGGTTTCAGATTCACTCGATAGACCTGCTCGCCCTTCTCGAAGAAGCTGCGCAGGTCCTCGTCGGTCCAGTTCTCAGGATTGGCGTCCCGGTCTTTGAATTGTTGAACCGACATGACTGCGTATAGCGGATTGGACTGAGCTTTTTCTTCCCAGTTCAGCTCCGCTTTGAACCGCGCGTCGACATGAGCCATGGATCGAACCTAGGCCGCTCCTGGTTCGGGGGTCAAGGATATCCACCGCCATCTTCGAGCCTGAACTCGGGACGAAGTCGTGCGCTTGAGGCACGGTCATCGTGAAGGTAGGTGTTGTTGGATGTTCGCCTTGCCGCTGCCCCGATACGAGGCCCTTCCGGGATACAGGGAAGCATTGGCGAACGTCGATTCAGGCATTCGGGCCGAGGCCCTCGAGAGGTTCATGGGGCCCTTCAAGGCGAGTTTCGAACAATTAGTTCGCGGGCCGGGACCTGACTACGAGGCAAGAATCGCCGAGCGCGATCCCGAGCTGAAAAGTCTGCAGACGGACGGGTTCGCCCTGCTGAAGGCCGACGCGGCACTGAAGTCGCAACTGAAGACGCTGGTAGCGCCGACGGCCGAAGAGATCACGGCGCGGATCGACTGCATCGAACGGCCGCGGTTCCGTGACGGCCAAGTGCTTTTTAATCGAGCTGAGCAGCCCGACGCTTATGCCCTAATCGATTCCATCCTGAGGGCAGCCCAGCTGCCTGTTATCGCCTCAGCCTACGCTGGCGCACCGCTAAAGCTGAGCGCAGTCGCGCTTCAGGTTAATACGGAGCGATCGACTCGCATCCGTTATGGCCGGATCGATGAAGAGGGCATCCCAGAAGAGCCGGCGGCATACTTCCACATTGATAGCGCCGTCTGGCCTCACCAGAAGGTCTTGATCTATTTGGACAATGTAGGATTGGATGAGGGTCCGTTCCGCTATGTGCCAGGGTCGCACCGCGTGGCGGACGCCTTCGAGCTCGCGGTCCGGAAGACCAACGACAGGCTCGGCATGTCGCGAGAAATGTTCATGGCCTTGTCTGAGCCATTTCGGGTGTACGCGGAGTTCGGCGCCCACCTAGACCAGAATGGGCCGGAAGCCAGAGACCTCCTGGCGCGCGAAGTCGCCGTCTATGACGATGCGGGATCCGACCTGATCATCTTCGACTATCACGGCGTGCACCGCGGCGGCTTCGTGCGCAGAGGCGCGCGGCACATGCTCCAGTGCACCTTCAGGGCCATACCGCAGGTTTGACCTGGGGCATCAAGGCCGAGCGGCGTCACCGCAACTCGACGTCTTCATATCCTTTGACGCCGCGCGCCGGTTTCGTTGGCACAGGCGCGGCCTGGACCTTGCCGGTGACCGACAGCGAGGCGCTCCATGCTCTACCCCATCGCCCCGCCGCCGGGGATCTTTCGGCAGGGGACCGAATACCAGGCCGGGGGTCAAGTGGGTCCGGACGGCATTGCGCCGCCGCGGTGGTTCGACGGCAGCCTGACGCGGTTCTTCGGCCAGCAGGTCGGGCCGATCGGCGGGTTTCGGCAAAGGTCCGCCAACGCGGTCTCGGGCATGGCGCGGACGATCCTGCCGTGGACGACCAACGCCACGCCGACGGCGCGGTGGATCGGGATCGGGACCCACACCCACCTTCATGTGCAGAACGCCTCGGGCCAGGTGTTCGACATCACGCCCGCCGGGTTCGTCGCGGGCCAGGCCGATGAGAGCGTGAACACAGGCTTCGGCTCGGGCGCGTTCGGGGCCCAGGCGTTCGGCGTGGCGCGGACGGACACCGGCTCGACGACCGAGGCCCTGGTCTGGGACCTGGACGTGTGGGGGGACAACCTCGTGGGCTGCGCCTTCTCGGACGGACGGCTGGTGCAGTGGGGGCTTAATACGGCGAGCCCGGCGGCAGCCGTCCCTGGCGCGCCGTCGGGCGCCTTGGGGACCTTCGTCGCCGAGCAGGGCTTCCAGTTCGCCGTGGCGCCCGGCGGGAACGGGCGGCGGCTGCAGTGGAGCGACCAAGGAAACAACACGGTCTGGACGCCGTCGACGACCAATCAGGCCGGGACCGTCGACCTCGTCACCTCCGGCGCGATCAAGAAAGGGCTGAGGCTCGGGCCGCAGGCTCTGGTGCTGACCGACACCGACGCCCACGTCGGCCAATACGTGGGCCTGCCGTCGGTCTGGGCGTTCCAGCGAGTCGGATCGGGATGCGGGGCGATCTCGAAGGGATGCGTCATCGCGACGGGCCAGGAGGCGGTCTGGTGGGCCAGGTCGGGGTTCTGGCTCTTCGACGGATCGGCCCAGCCGATCGAGTGCGAGGTCTACGACTATCTCCAAAACAACCTGAACCAGGGCCAGCGCTCCAAGGTCACGGGGTTCCACAACAGCCAGTTCGGCGAGGCCTGGTGGTTCTATCCCTCGGCGAGCTCCAACGAGAACGACAGCTACGTCTACTGGGACTACCGCCGGGACCACTGGAACATCGGAAGCCTGCCGCGGCTCTGCGCCGTCCAGTCGGGCGTGTTCAAGTGGCCGCTGGCGGTGGACGCGGCCGGCCTCTGTTACGAGCACGAGGTCGGCGACAGCTACGGCGGGGCCCAGCCGTTCATCGAGACGGGGCCGATTGAGCTCGGCGGAGGTGATCAGCTGATGCACTGCCTGGGCCTGATCCCCGACGAGTCCGCCGCAGGGCAGGTGACGGTCGACTTCCGCACGCGCGCCTGGCCGGGTGCGGCGGAGACGGTGCTGGGAGAAGCCAGCCTGGACGGGTCGGGCAAGGCTGACCTGAGGTTCTCGGCCCGGCAGGCGAAGATGAGGATCACCGGCGCAGCCGCCGCCGACTGGCGGTTCGGCAAGGCGCGGCTCGAGCTCAGGATGGGAGGACGGCGATGAGCTTGAAGCTGTCGCCCGCGCCGCCGCGCTACGAACGCGCGGCCTGGCAGTCGATCCTGCAGGCGATCGGGCAGTCGCTGGGCGCCGCCTTCAGCCGGGGCCAGGACGTGCGCCTTCAGAACGGCGAGCGGCTGATCCTGAAGGCGCCGAACGGGACGCTCTGGCAGGTGAAGGTCGACAACACCGGCGCGCTTTCGACCACGGCGGTCCCATGACCGTCGAGACGCTCTGGGAGCGCGCGCGGCCTCACCTGGAGGAGGCGCTGGAGCACGCCGGCGGCACGCACCTCATCGAGGACGTCGCGAGGGCGATCGGCGAGGGCAAGCTGCAGCTCTGGCTGGGCGAGCGCTCGGCGGGGGTCTCTGAGATCCTGATCTTCCCGAGGAAGCGCGTGCTCAATCTGTTCCTGGCGGGCGGCGACCTCGAGGAGCTGAAGAGCCTGCGCGCGGGCGTCGAGGCCTTCGCACGGGGATGCGCCTGCGACGCGGTGATGTTCTCGGGCCGGCTGACCCGGGCCGCGCGATCGGCGTCGGGATGGAACCGCGCCTGGCCGGACTACGAGCCCAGCCACCTCTGTTTTCGCAAGGAGCTTTGAGGATGAGCATCGGCGGCAGCGGCTCGTCGGGCACAAGCCAGACCCAGATCGATCCCGACATGAAGCGGGCGTGGCTGAACACGTTCCAGCAGGGCCAGAACGCCTTTTCGAAGGGCGTGTCCCACCAGCAGACGGCGGCGTTCACGCCGGACCAGAAGCTGGCCCAGACGCTCGGCGCGCAGAACGCGGGCAAGGGCGAGGGCGCCATCGATGCGGCGGTCGGAGACGCCTCCCGGCTGGCGAACTCGACCTGGGCGCCCAGCATCAACACCAACCGGACGGTCGGAATCGGGGGGACGAACAATCCCCTCCAGCTGATCAAGGCGCCAACGCAGGGCGAGCTGACGCCATATGAGAACCCCTTCACGTCGGGCGTCTTCAAGACCTCGCTTAACGACCTCGACCTGGCGCGCCAGAGGGCGATCAACCAGACGTCCTCGGATGCGACGCTGCAGGGCGGCGAAGGGGCGTGGAACGGATCGCGGGCCGGGGTTTCGGACGCCCTGACCAACGAGGCCTTCGGCCGGACGGCGTCGGACCTGGCCTCGAACCTCAACCAGCAGAACTTCAGTCAGGCGCAGCAGGCGGCCCAGACTTACGCGGGGCTCGGTCTGAACGCCGCCACGCAGAACCAGAACACCGCCTATGGCGTGGCTTCCGGCAACCAGGATCGCGAACAGAGCGCCGACATCGCCCAGGCGGGCTTCAGCAACGACACGGCCAACCGGCAGCTGGCGGCCTCGCAGCTCCTGGGCGGGCTCGCCCCGACCCAGCAGGGCGTCTACCAGAACCAGTCGAACATCCTGTCGGCCGTGGGCGGCCAGCAGCAGCAACAGCAGCAGAATGCGCTGAATACGAACTACAACAACGCGATCTCCGACCGGCTGCTGCCGCTTCAGACCGTGGAATCGACGTTCGGGATCATCCCCAACACGAGCAACGGCTCGGTCACCCACAGCTCCTCCAAGAGCGGCGGCATAGGAAACAGCTGATGAGCCTCTCTGGATCTGGCGGGCCGGCGCCCGCCACAGCGCTGCAGCCTGCCTCCGGCGCGGCCTTCGTCGACGCCGCCAAGCGGAATCCCGTCGTAGCGAACAACCCGATCGCCGGAACGGGGACGCCGCCGTCGGCGCCCGTCGCGCCCATCGGGCCGATCAGCACGGACCCGGTCTTCACGATCACCCCGCCGCCGAAGCTGACGACCACGACCGGCGTTGTGGATCCGTCCAGCCTTTCGCGACAGACGCCTTCCGACACGCTGGATGCTCCGCCTCAAACCACGCGGCGCCCGAACGGGTCGGCGATGCAGCAGGCCGGCCAGAATGCGCAGGACATGCTGGAGGCGGTCCAGCGCGGAGGCTTCGCCGCGCCGCGCCCGCCGATGGCCACGGGCTACGCCGGGCCTCTGTCCGCCAGGGACCTCAGGGCCCGGACGGCGCAGCTGCTCTCAGCCAATCCACAGCTCAGGTCGATCCTGAATCCCATCATCGGAGGCCTCTGATCCATGCCCGGTCTGCTTTCGCTTCCATTGGACGTCGCCCGCGACGTGCTCGCGGCGCCGGGACAGTTCGCCGGGCTGCTCGGCTCCCGACCGGCAAGGCCATCCGCTTCGCCGGGCGTCGACGCCGACGCCCAGGCTGTGGCGACTTTCGCGCCGCCCATTCATCCGGTCCGTTCGGTCATCCTCGGAACGTTGCTGCCGTCGGTCGAAGCCCAGCTTGAACAGAACGAGGCGCGCAAGTTCGCAGCGGCGCGAAACCTCGCGATCTACAGGTCCCTGCCCACCGCCGAAGCCAAGGCGGCGTTCTGGATGGACCCCGAAGGCTTCATCCAGCAATGGCGGCAGAATGTCGGTCCCCCGACCTCGATTACGGGACAGGCCGCAGCCCCGGATGCGCCCACATGAGCGAGGGTCGCATGGCCGAGAGGGTCACGGCGCTCGAAACCTGGATCGCCGGCCACGAGACGCTTTGCGCCGAGCGCTACGGCTCGCTTCGCGCGGACCTGAAGTGGATCCTGCGCGGGATCATCGGCCTTCTGCTGGCCGTCAGCGCGTGGCTCGCGATCCAGCTGTGGTCGCAGTCCCAGGCGCGGATCCTGGCGCTGGAGCACGGGGAAGGGACGGCGCGCGGCGCGCCCGCCTCCGGCCTCGCGCAGGCCCCGGCCCGCCCGAACCCGCCTGATCGTCCCCTGGCGCGGCAGGTCTCGACCTGACGCGGTCCCTGTGTCGAAGCGAACGGGATCAGTCCCGCATGCAAAGGCCCGCCCGCACGGCGGGCCTTTTCAATTGGAGCCCTCATGGACCATGACACCAAGCCCGCCTGGCGCTCGAAGATCAACTGGACGGCCGTGATCATGGCCCTGTTCAGCGTCCTGGCGGCGCTGAACATCGACGTGGACCCGAAGGTGAGGGACGCGATCCTGACGCTGGCGCCCGTCGCCGGCGGCGCGCTGATCGTCGTCCTGCGCACCTGGTTCACCACCAAGCGGATCGGACCATGAGCATTCTGGCATGGGGCGCGCGGGTCTCGCCCGAATTCCGCGCCAAGGCGCGCGAGGGCTGCGCGGACCTCGGGATCGATCCCTCCTGGCTGATGGCCTGCATGGCCTTCGAATCCGGGGAAAGCTTCCGGCCCGACGTCCGCAACGCCGCGGGCTCGGGCGCGGTCGGTCTGATCCAGTTCATGCCCGCCACAGCCGCCGCCCTCGGGACCACGATCGGAGCGCTGTGCGCCATGACGGCCGAGGCGCAGCTCGACGTCGTGATGGCCTTCTTCCGGCCGCACGCCGGTCGGCTGAGGAACCTCGGCGACGTCTATATGGCGATCCTCTGGCCGGATGGGATCGGACGGACGGACGAAGAGGTGCTGTTCGACCGGACCGATCCGCATCATCCGGCCCGCTATGTCCAGAACGCCGGGCTCGACCTGAACCGTGACGGCCGGATCAGCCGCGGCGAAGCCTGCGCGCGCGTGACGGCCAAGCTTTCGCAGGGGCTCGAGCCCCGCAACGCATCCACCCTCTAGGAGAAGACCATGAACCGAACACGCGCGGCCGCGAGGGCGGCCGTGATGGCGCTCGCCTGGGCGCCTGGCCTGATGGCGTGCCAGACCATCTCGGCCCTTAAGCCCGGCTCGAGCCTCGAGCTGCGCGCCGCCCAGGCGCTCTACGTGGCCGAGGCCGCCTTCAACGGCGCATCCGCCGGGCTGGACGGGGCGACGAGCCAGGGCCTCGTGAAGAACCAGGACGCGGCCAGAGCTCGCGCACTCTACGAGCAGGCCCATGCCGCCCTGCTCGCTGCGCGCCAGGCCAAGGCGAGCGGCCACTTCGCCGCCGAACTCGCCCGCGCCTCGGACGCCATTGCGGGCGCCGGCCGGATCGAGGCCCTGTGCAGCGGCTCGGCGCCGACATCATCTATCCCGGGGAGCGCCCAATGA